GTTCAAGTAGATAACAAAGAGTACTGTGGAGGCTAATATTATTACTAATACTCCAAATATGTAAAAGACTAAAGTCTGAGTAACAGTGTTGATCATTTTCCATCCTTTTGATATAAACACCACGGACGTTATGTCCGTGATAAAAGTCGCCACCGCATGATTCTTTAAAGAATCCTGAGATGAAAGACTTATCAAAGTTTGGTTTAAAGCCAATCTGTTCCAGGGCATCAAGAAGAGCAGGTGCCATGGCTTTAGGAACGATTATATCGTCGCCAAAAACACCATGGTTATCCTTTCTCAACTTAATGCCAAGGCGTGACGCAATGGTTTTACAGAGTGCACATAAAATAAGAGTCATTAACGGGAACGTAAAACCGTTTCCCATTGTTGAGATCATATTCATGTGATGCACTGTATTGCCGTCTACAAAAGCGGGAGAGCGAATCTTTTTTAAAGTGTTAAAAACATCTTTAGGAAGAATAGCTTCACACAATTGCATCGAAATGCTATCTGACGCATTGCTGAGGTCTATAGTGGCAAGACTGCCGTCTATTGAACCTCGGCGAGCGAGATCTTTGTTTAAATCTTGTTGATTAGAAATATCAATTTGATATCTCTGTTTCAAACACTTTTCAAGCAAGGATTTAGCCGCTAGTTGAAAATACATATTCAACACAGGCTCAGTGCATATCGTACGCGATTTCTCAGAATCTTTAGGAACCGAGGATAATCTATTACCGGCTACTACCTGGACTTTGACAGGGTTCTGCATATAAGCAGACCGCCAATTTTCAGGTAGGCTAGCGAAGTAGAACTTCGCTAACGATTCATCAGTGACCGTCAAAGGGCCTACGAAAAGTTTCTCATAGAGATCGTTTTCGCGGGGTCCAATAGACGACCCAGGTCCAACGCCACCGTGAGGTGGGAGGAGGCCCATTCTAATGAAGGAATCCATTATGTTGTAATGTGGATCCCAGTTAGAATTAAGGTCTCTTTCTAGTTGGTACTTGATATCATTGATGTGAGGATATGTAATTTGGAGCTTTGAAAGCTCCTCATTACGATTTATAAAATCATCCCTCGCTGCTCTATCTAAGTGTATAGCAGAATCGGACGTACGAACATATTTTTTCAGAACTGACTTTTTAAGAATTTGCACTCTATAAAAAGCAAGCTCAGAATCGATATAACGTGTGTCATCGGTAATTCTCTGTAATAACGTATCAGGGTTAAAGTCCATAATCGCTCCAAAGTAAATGAAATTAAGGTGTTATAAAACGCCGTTAACAGTGGTATCGCCAATACCAGCACTAAGCTGGTTAAGGAAACCAATGTGGGCGGATAACGCGGCACGGATGTTAGCAGGATCTGCAACATCTGCACCAGCCGGAATTTCAATTTCAGAGCGAATAAGGCAAACCTGAGATGGCTGTCCAGCCAATGGAGTCACACCTTTACGAGTTAAAATCTTGTAAAGGTTGCGACCTACTTGACTAATTAAACCAGTCGACGGATTAGGCTTACCTAAGGCATTGAATGTCTTAGGGCGCGTAACTGCGATGGTGAAAGGACGTGCTACAGAGTGAGCATCAACGCCAGCCTGCGTGCCGCCTAAGGCGGTAATAGCGGACTGTTTAGCATTGATGTCTGGTGGATTATCCACCGTTAGTGTGTAAGAAGGAGTAGTTAGCCCTGTTTGAGCGCTACCCGTTACACTTGCTGGCATGGTAATCATGCTTTGCTCCTTAAGAAGTTAAAAGAGAGGTTATTAAGGCGGCAATATTGGCATAGCGAATATTGCTTCCTGGAATGCTAACATACACGGGCGGTATTGCCGATGTACTAGCAGACCTGGTAATAACCCTTTTCTTGAGGTGTGACCCTCCTGGTATAGATCTATCGATTTTTGTATAGTACGAGCCAGGCAAGATATGATGTCCATAAAAGGAGTCTATCTGTTCGGCAGTTAAAACAAGTGTTTCACTTACATAGGCTAAAGCGCCATGTGTAGATGTAACACCTTCTATAAAATCACCGATATTAATAAAATAGTCAATAAGAAAACTGAGTGGAGTAAGTTCCCACAAAGTCGAAGGCAAGTTGTCAATAGATAAAAGGTCTTGAAGAGTTCCTTCTAATTTAGAAGTACTCTTAGAGTCGTTGTAGAAGCCTATGCCACAATGTATAAAACATTCGGCCTTAAGCTTAACATTGACACTTTTAAGGATACTAATATCATTAACACCTGTGCTCGAATCAGTCATCGAAGAGGTAGCATCTTCTGAGAAGCCGTAAAAGCGCTTCTTGAAAGAATGAGTCTCTTTCGATTTATCGACTATAATATCTATTATTGCGTCCAAATCAGCAGCTAAGGGGAGTACAGCAAAGCGAAACTCAAGCCATAAGCCTGAGATCTCGTTAGCTAACTCTTTATAGGCCTTACTATCTTTCTTATGCTTTTTAAGAGCAATAAGAGCATTTAGTAAAGCAACTATCGCTTTCACAATACCAGCCAAAGGCTGCTTGAGAAAGTCAACAGTCTCTTTTAACTCGCCTGCAAACACTTGTGCTTGTAGGGGTGTTAATTGACTCTGCAGATAGGAGTTTAGGGCACCACGCGCTCTCGCAATCGCCTGATTTTGCATATTCAATGAAACAAGAATAGCAGGCTCAGGAAATTTGAGATTAGGTGTGGTTTCCCAAACAGCAATAGAATCACCGCTCCGGGAACACGACAAGCTTGCGTTCTTATGATAGAAAAGAATCTCTTCATAAGCACTCAAAGCTGTAGTAGCGTTCTCCTTGGATTGAATCTTGCTTCTGAAATCCTTCAAACCAGAAGAAGTTCTTGATTTCCGTGCAACAACTGTAGCACTTAATTTTGAAGTGCGTTGAAGCGTCGTGATCAAGAATCTCTGTTCAGAATATTTCGTAGGCATAATTCATCTCCAATACCAGAGTACATGC